AATAATTCAACTGATACAGTAGTTTCAATTAAGTTTCCAACGGGATCTGTAAACGAATTTACCTGTGAAAAATTAGGGATTACGAAAAATCCCAGCACACGCCCGTTACCTAAAATGAGAGGTAAAATCTTACGTTCTTGCATAGAACTGCGTAATGTTTCAATATCGGCTTCAGGATCAGTAAAATCAGAGTGCAAATACATCGTAAATGAAATACTATCTAAGTTATCGCCAACGGCTTGCAAACGAGGTTTTCCATTGATACGGTCATGTTGCGCATAGTTAACACCCCGTTCATGTGAGAACGAAGAAAAACCTTTCAGTCCTTCAAACCGTATGCTTCCGAGTTGTGCGTACATTGTTGTAATTTATTTCTGTAAATATAATAAAAAATAAGTAATGTGAGAAAATAAAAAAAAACCTCATAAATTAATATGAGGTTTTTTTATTTTTAAAATCAGTATAGGATTTAAAGTCCTACAATCGGCAATCTACTTTTTAAATCAATTGCTTTAACAAAATTCGCTTCTTTAGATTTTTTTATTGAAATTGTCTCGCATCCAATAAAAAATTCTGTATCAATTTTTTGTACAAAAACCGGGTTAGGGTAAATTCGTTGACTGAACGTAAATTTCAGTTTAATATTTAATTGGCTTTCCGGATTCTGAATATCCACTTACTGAAACTAAAGCCATACATAGGCAAATTGCTAGAGATAAAAATACTTTTTTCATAATTTTTGATTTAATTTTTATAAAATTTTACTTTCAAATATAAACATTATTTCTTAACAAACAAATTTTAATACGCCAAACGTGCTTTTCTTTGCATCTGACTTTCTATTTGTCTTATCAATTCAGGAATCAACGCCTTTACTTGTGCTGCCACGTCGCCCGAACCACCGTTAATTACGGGTGCGAAATTTATGGTTACAGACGAACCGCCACCGCCTTTCGAACCTGCATTTGGCTTAATAGAATTACCCATTCCTGCGCTTGCTCCGATTAGCTTAGATTGTCCTTTTTTGATACCGTTGTGCGCTCCTTCGGTAATATTTACACCATAATCCATAAACACCTTTGAAGGTGATGCGATGCCTAAAACAGTCTTAAATGCGGTCGCAATTCCTTTACCGATTCCCTTAACGAAATCAAATAACGCCATTGCCTTGGATTTTATTCCATTCCACAAGCCTGCAATTATATCAGCTCCGATGTTTTTAAATTTATTGGGAACTAATTGCCATGCTTTGATTACCCATCCAATCGGGCCAAGGAATAAAATACCCCATTCTTTCATGAAGTCAATAGCTTTCCAAAATACTTGCTTCACGGTCACCCATAAGCCAACGAAAAACGATTTAACTTTGTCCCAATTTTTTATCAATAAATACCCTGCTGCGACCAAAGCCACAATTCCGATAATTACCCATGTAATCGGGTTTGCTAAAAATGCTAAATTCATGGCAGTTAATGCTGCTGTCATTCCTCCCGTAGCTCCTTGACCTGCTAAAACAGCAAATGTAAACGCCATTTGTCCAGCTCGCATAATAAGAACTAATTTTTGGTATGTTTGACTAATCCACATAACCGCTGCAATACCTTTAGCAAGTCCACCAAACGCAAATGCACTGGCTGAAATTGTAAAACTTAACAATGCAGCGCCTGCAACTACTTTCAGGATGGTTTCTGTTAATTTCGGGTTCTTTTCTACCCATGCAGCAATCTTATCGATTACGGGAGTTACGTCATTCATTAAGTTTTTAAGCCTTGGAATTAACGTTGTTCCTATTTTGGCAGCAGTCATAACAACACCATCTTTCAACGTGGATAACATACCGTTTACGGACTTGGATTGAGCTACAATACCTCCAGCAAATTTCACGTTACCGATGTATTTTAAGTACTGCTCAATTTCCTTTGAATTTTTACCAACCGTAGTTTTTACGCCTTGAAACAGGAACGTTACTCTATCGCCTTCCGAGCTGGCTTTGATACCAAATTCTTTTAAACGTTCAAATTCACCAGTAGCAGCATCCGCAACCGCTTCGACCATGTCGTTTAATGATTTACCCATTGCCGAAGCAGTATTTCCGTATCCGGTTAACGCTTCTTGTCCAGGATCTAAACCCATGTTTTTTAACTTAATAAAACTAGTCATAACCTCTTCTAATCCGTAAGGAGTAGCAGCAGCAAATTTGTTTATATCGTTAAATGCAATTTCGGCAGCTTTGGCGTTGCCTTGGAACGAAGTTCTTAACGAAATATTCATTGATTCCATATCAGCAGCAGCTTTCAATGGGGCTGCCAAAATACCGCCTAAAACGATACCTGTCGCAGCAGCACCACGACCCACGCCAAAAGCTTTGTCGCCTAAATTCGACATGCCTTCTATTTTCTTACGGGCATTAGCGGTCACATCGTTTATAATGCGTGACGCCTTATCCGCAGCCGTAAGCAGTAACGCGACTTCAAAAACTTTTTTACTCATAATTATTTATATAAAAAAACCGCAACCGATTAAGGCGCGGTTTATATGTTACTCTATTGGTGGATTCATTTTTTCGTGTATTTTCAACGCTTCAACAAACCAGTAATGAATGTCGTTCCCGTCCATTTCAAACAAAATATTTAATGCAGTTCCTGAAAAGTGTGCCAAAAACATTAACTGTTCAGGCGTTACACAAAAAGCTGATTTATCGGTGTAATTATTTTTAAATAATCCACTCCATCCATTTCGTCAAATTCGTCTTTAAAAATCGCTTTTCCGTCCACTTCGACAAGGATTGAAGCCAAACATTCAGCCATATCTGAGCCGTCTGAATTCATAAGGCGTTGCGCTTGCTGCACGTGTTTACCCTTGAAGCGTTTTATAGTACAAATCTTACCGCTTGGTAATTCGAATTCTAAATACACATTTCTGTTTTCAATGCCTTCAATTGTTGAGGGCGTATTTTCCTGCTTTTGGGTTTTTAATGCCATAATTTGATAAGTTTTTTGTTACAATTAAAACGTAAATATAATAAAAAAAACCGCTAAGTTATAGCGGTTTTTAATTTTTCTAAATAAGCATCCATTTTTGTAACGAAATATAAAGGTATATTTCTTTTATATTGAACATTTCCTTTAGGTTTTGCGCCTGCGTTTTCACGTGAACCGCCTCTGTTGTCGAGGCGGTTTGGTTTTAAGATTTGTGCCATTACTTTTTTTATTTTATAGTAGTATCAATTCTTTTAATGCCAACATTAATTATACTTTGTATAACGTGTTGTTTTAATGTAAATTCCACAATATCATCTTCTTTATAATCGACAACCCAATACCAAAAAAAAATATTCTCTCCTTGCCATTTTTCCAAAGTAACTATTTTTTCTACCTTCATCCTTTCAATATTTTTATTTGCTCTTTGCATTCTGAAAAAGTCATATTTTCTTCTATCAAATTATCATTAGTACCATTACAGACGTGTAGATTAAATCTATTGTTTGAGTTTCTTTTTGCTACAAACATTTTAATGTTTTGGCATTTGCAGTGAGAAACCATGCTGTAATCAGCCCCGTTGTCTCCTAATAATTTTGTTATAATAATTTCCATAGTCCGTGTTTTTTTTAATTTTTAAATTTTATTCCGTGACCAAATAATTCTTCTCTTTTTGGATGGTTAATAATTATCTTTGCCCATTCCAAAGATATTCTTTTTAATTCTTGATAATCTTCAACTTCACTTCCATTGATACTAAATCCCCAATAATATTTACACTCTTCCTCCATATAAAATTTACATATTGTAATTATTTGGTTTTTATAAGTTTTAGTATACATAATTCCTATTTTTAAATGTTGTTGTTATCTGAGACAAATATACTTCACTTATTTAGATTTAGTACTATCTTTCGAAACTTTAACATAATTTTAACAAACACAAAAAAAACCTGCTAAATAAATCAGCAGGTTCAATTCTCCTTTCTTTTAAATGATTAACCCCCTATGTTCACTCTGTAAGTCGCAAAAATATCTACACCATCGACTGAATAAATATTCGCCAATGCGTCGTAATCAATAACTTCCTGACCGTCGATTTCCAGCTTGTAAGCCGTACATGTCAGTTTTGAAGTTGCTTCAACATTGTCATGTTGTTTGTAATTTCCAGCAGGAAAGTTTTTTGACTGAACAGTCAAATATGCTACGCATGCTACCTCAGCAACTAAGCCGTTAGAATCATGAGTTTCTAATGAAGAACGGATTTGCAATTTCATTGCTTTTCTTGGATCAGCAAATTTTTTCAAAACGTCCGAATAAAATGCATTCCATTTTATTGTAGCTTCTAATTTATCGATTCCGGAAAACAGTTCAAACTTTCCTATCATTCCAAGCGCTTTATGCTCTGACAACATAAATGTAATGTCAGGTAAATTCACTTCTTCAGCCTTTCCAAGCTGCGAAACTCCATCAACGTACACGTTTGCATTCGTTAATCTATTTACTTCTATTTTTGCCATTGTATATATGGATTTTTAAAACGGGGTTTTTACGCCCCGAAATATGATTAAACGACTTGCGCCAATAGATTAATATCTAAGAACGATTGAAACGTAATTCTTTCCGCTGGTGTTGGTCCCATAAATACGAGATCAAACGTCACGTGTCCAAGTGCTAATTCTTCAGGCGTGTTAACGGATGAATAAATACATTTTGAACCTGACAATACCGCCCCACGTCCAATTAACGTTCTAAAGAAACCGTTACCAGTATCCCTGATTGAGTCAATTGTCGCCTGATTAATCGGTTTGTCGATAAACGGCAACATAGCTTGTTCTAATGACTCATGAACAATATCTGCTATTCTACGAATAGGGATAAAATTCTTTGGATCAGTATTCGCAGGAAATGCAGCAGAACGATTACCCCATGTTCTTGTTCCTGTACCGTAACCCGTGAACGTTGTTGCA